AATACTATGCCCGCCTCGTATATATATCCTAGTCTCCCGTACGGACAAACAATTAATTACAAAAATGCCACCGCGTGTTTCAAACTTTTGTGAAATTGCAAACAGGTCCTTCCGCAAAAGCTACAGTGCACCCACTATTGGACTAGAGTGTAAAAAACGAAACTATAAGGCCAATGTAGCAAATATTCATTTGTATTTTTATTATACATCATTTATTATTTTAATTGTTGTTTTTATTATTTTTTATATTTTTATTGTGGGACCCACCTATATTTCTTTCATATCATTCCTTCTTGTTTTCAAGAAGCAAAATATTTTTTTATATTGCCCCTGCGGGGCCTTGTTTTATTAAATAATATCAAATTCAACAGTCATTTTATTTATTCTAAATACTCATCACATTTTATATTATGATCATGATGCTTAAGGCAAACACCACAAGGAATACAAGGAATTACATGGACCCTATCACTACTAATCTTCTCCATATCTGGAAGAAAATTAGACATAACTACTACATGAATACAATTAAGCATAGGAGCCATTATCGGTTCATACTTATTACTAACTACTAATCTATCCTTAAACATTTCTACTAAACTGTATTGTAAATAATCTTTTTTATCCCTAGGGATATCAAAGACTATATTATTTCCTAAACATCCTATATACTGGTAAGCCACATTATCAGCAGATCCTCCACGTGTATAGAACCAGGACCCACTTCTGTACAGGTCACGGGCAAATGTCGATTTGCCCTCTCCTCCGGTGGGTCCATACACCCAGAAGATAGTGCGGTCATCTGGGTCCCTAGACAGCAACTGTTTGAGGCGCAATTGCCAAGATTTCAAATTTGAAATTTGAATTTCAGGAGCGGACTTCTGGAATTCTTCCTCTGCAATCTTTGCCTTCACTCGTCGGAAAACACTAGGATTTTCCTCAGACATTCTCACCGGAGAACGTTCAACAGCTTCCCGTTGTCGTCTCTTATGACTACCAGCGGCAACGTATTCCCCAAATTCAAAGGGGCCAGAAACCCTAGTTTCCTCCTTCATACAGTAATCACGAGCTTCATCGGTCTTTCGAGCACGCTGCTTCTCAAGATGGGGATTCAAACCACCGAATAAGTATTTCACCTGTGTTAGGGTTCGTTTACCCTTGCACTGTAAATATCCCTGCAGATGACGACGCTTCGTCGTCGGAGACTCCTCTTCCTGCCAGCAAGCGTAGCTGACAGCAGTGTTCTCGAACAATGGAACCAAGTCTGGTGCGGTGGAAGAGAGGAAGAAGACAGTGAAACACCACCAACTAGATTGCACAGAAGGCATTTCTAATTTCTCTAACTCACGTGATTCGCACGAGGGTTCCAAGGTCAGGGTGCCGAGGCGGGGT